AAACGCAGCTAAACGAGGATTTTTCACGACAAAACCCTGGCAAACTTATTTATGCTGGTGGTTATGGAAGAGGAAACATGTTTGCGCGAAACAACGTAGTCGTTTTTGGAACCTGGATTTAACATGGTAAACATTCCACCGCCGCAGAGCGGCATGAAACCGATGGATTATTACCTCTTCTTGTATAGGTCAGGCGTTAGTCCTTACGAAGCATACCAGGCTACTAGCTCGGCATATGGACCGCCAAAAAGCAAAGAGCAGTTAGCACAAGAGGCAAAAAGTAATGCTGCTAGGGGTAATCTTGCTGCTGTAGGTGGTCAGACGGCTGGTGTTATTGGTGGCTCATATCTTGCCGGTCAAGCAGCGGGATTGTTTGGCACTGGTGCCGCTGCCACAACTGCTGGCACTGGTACCGCTGCCGCTGGAGCTGCTGCTGGTGGTGCTGCTGGTACCGCTGCCGCTGGTGGTACCGCTGCCGCTGGTGGTACTGCTGCCGCTGGTGGTACTGCTGCCGCTGGTGGTACTGCTGCCGCTGGTGGTACCGCTGCCGCTGGTGGTACTGCTGCCGCTGGTGGTGCCGCTGCTGGTGGTACAACACTTGGAGCAATAGGTAGCGTTGCGCTTCCAGTCGCGGCTGTAGTTGGCACTCTAAGCACTGCTTGGGAAACCGGAATGAAGGACATACTTCGTGGTCGAGGGGATCGCGCTGATTGGATCAATCAGGGGGCAAACTTGGCTACAGCTTTTATTCCTAATGCCGTACTGAAACTGATGGGCAAGCGTTCCATTGGCAGCATGATGACTTCGGGCAAATCAAACGCGCAACTAATTCGTGATGACTTCCGAGGAACACTACGCGAAACGGGCGTAGCGGATGACAATTATGAGGTCACACTTGCCGACGGATCTAAGTTCAACATCGGATTGGATGGCAAAACTCGTTATAAAAATGTTGATAGCAAGACAACTCGCCAAGCCTGGGACATTGATTTTTCAAATCCCTTGGCAGTGTTTGCAACCGAACAGCTAGATCCAATGATTCAGCGCATCTATGAGGGAGTAGATCGCAGTAAAATTCCTACTGAACAGTTTACGGGCATGCTAGTCAACGCTGTAGCCAGCAACGCTAAAAGTAACGAGGATGTTTTGGCAAACATTCGTACCGTACTTGGGCAGTCGAGCTTTGCAAAAGAAGCGGGTTTTGATCCAACTCCGGTGCCGGGACCAACGCAGCCAATTACCAGACCAGAAGCGGGGAAAGTTTTGCGTGTGTCACCGGGCATGTACATGAACGATCAGGGCAAAATTAGTCCGGCGCTGACAATGCGAAAAGCCCTAGAACTAAATTACGGTAAGGAGAAATAGTATGGCAATGGATAACCGATCACGAAGGATGGAAAACCAAGCTAGTCGGCTTGCTTCTGCGTTGAACAGGATGCCGGGGACGCCGGGGCGCAGACCTTCAAACATGGAGCGTATGCCGCGCATGATTGTGGATGATATGAAGGCACAGCCGATGCCAGGAGACGGCACAGCGCGTATTCAGCCCTTCCCTGATCCTCAACAGCCAGGGTTTGTGCAGCCAATTAGGGATCTGCGCCGTGACATGCAGCAGATGCCACGCGAGCGTTTGAGCCCTGGGGTTTATCGTGGCGCTGACGGTTCGCTGGTCAGCCAGCAGGGGCAAATGTTGCCTAACCAGCCACGGCGCGATCAGCAGCAGCCGCTAGTGCAAAACTTGCAGCCTTCGCCTTTTGCGCGTGATCAGTTTCCGCAAAACGGAGGCATGCAGTATTACCAGCCACCGCCTCAAGACGTTTACATTGGTCGTGGCATGAGTATGCCAATACCGCAGCGTCCAGTGCCAATGCCAGTAGGTATGATGGAAGGTTATGGCAATATGCCAGCTTACGGTGCAGGAATGACGCTACAACAGATGCAGCAAATGGAACAAAACTTACAAGGAGTAGCGCAAGGTATGCAGCAAGGCGCATCGCAGTTTCCTTGGCGCTTTCCCTTAAAATAAATTTCGATGCCGTACCAAGGTGTAACAATGCCTCCACCGTCTTTAGGGCTTGATTTGGTCAGCCCTATTGATGGCATGGAACCAGCAGCAGCACTTGAGTTAGTGAATATCTTTCCAGGCGCAGGGGCTCCCACCGTTCGCCTTGGTTATGAGAATTTCGCCGACTTGGGTACGGCATCACCTATTTTATTTATGCACGAATATCCGTTGAAAAACGGAACCGCGCAGTTGATAGCAGCACAAAACACAGCTTTGTTTTCCGTTAGCGATACAGGAACGGTTACAAACATAAGCAAAGTTGGCGGATACCTGTCTGGCTATTGGAACAAGGAGCTGTTTGCAGGGAACATTTATCTTGCAAACAATGGAGGCGATGCGCCGCAAGTTTACCAAGGAACCGGATTAGCGGCTAACGTAAGTGTTGGCGGTAGCGGCTATACACTGACGGATCTGATCAACGTCGCGTCGTACCGCGAAAGGTTATATTTTGTAGAACGAAACAGTTTCAAAGTTTGGTATCACGCGACTGTTGGCGCTACCCTAACTTCTGGTGGCGCTGTCCTTAAAAGTTATGACTTTCAATACATATTCCGTCGTGGCGGCTATCTTCTTTTTACTGGTAGCTTTACGAATCAAAAAAATGTGACAAGCCAAGACTTGTTTATGGCTGTGTCGTCGGAAGGAGAAATAGTTTTCTACGCAGGAGCTTCGCCTGATGATACCGCTTGGGAATTAGTAGCACATTTTATTATTGGCAAGCCGCTTGGTCCTCGCGCATACATTCGTGTAAACCAAGACGTACTAATCATTACGCAGCAGGGAATAGTGCCTGTTTCTGTGTTGTTTAGCCAAAGCCCACAGGAGGCTTCCGACACAATCAGCCGTCCGATCAATCCGTTAATAAGCCAGTACGCAACACAAGTTTCCCTTAGTGAGCGGTGGAACGGATTCTTTTGGGCTGCGGGTCGTCGCGTCTACGTAATGTTGCCCGACAGCGGCACCACTGCGACCTTGCTAGTTTGGTCATTAGACACAAAGGCATGGTCACAGTTTGCATTGTTTGTTGGTGCTCACTGTTGCTCTAGCTGCAAGTTTTTAGACCTTCCCTTTTATGGCTCTGCAACGGGTATTATTTACCAAGGGGAAAGCGGCTATTCAGATGCTAGTGTTAGTGGAACAGGAGAATCCATAGAATTTTCTGCGCGTATGGCGTTTTCATTCTATGGTAGTAGAGGAAACTACAAAGCGTTTAAGGACATTCGACCGCTAATGCGTGGCAAGCGGGGTTTGGCGCTTAACCTTGGTTTAGACACAGACTTTAAGCGAGCAACTACAGTAACGACAGTAACTACTGCTGCTGGACCATTTACGCCATGGGGATCGCCATGGGGCAGCCTTTGGTCTACTGACGTTGAATACGTGTTTGACCGTTTTGCGGTTAAAGGACAAGGACACTGTGCCGCAATTCGTTTTGGCGGCAGCATTAAAAACACTCCGTTACAACTTTTTGGGTTTGAAATACGATACGATTTAGGTGGGCAGGTCTAGTATGGCAACACGAGGCGCTTTAGCAAAAGATCCACAACAGTATACGCGAGTATCGCCTGGCATTTACCGTGACTCGTCAGGCAAACTTATACAGCGTTTGCCAGGTCAAACGGGTAACAACCAGCGCAACAAGCGTCGTCGAGACAGAACACCGGGCATACCGGGTGCTCCCGCTGGCAGCGATGAGGCAAAGTTTCGCAATTTGCCAAGTGAAAAGCAGGTAAATGAGCTTCGTTCAGACGTTGGAGCTTTTGCTAATCAAATGTTTGCAAATGCAATGGGATTTAATCCTAACCAGCCATTTGTAGGTTACGAGCAGCCTTTCAGCCAGGAGATGCAACGCGCTCGTGATTCAGTCATGGGCGAGTTTGAGCGCACGATGGCACCGGAATTTCAGCGCCAAGACATGCAGTTTCAGCAGCGCATGATGGAACAGGGAATTGATCCCAATAGCGAAAATTACCAGGCACAGTTTAGAGCATTGAAAGAGGCTCAAGGTGGCGCTCGACAAGCTGCGATGAGTAATGCGTTCCAGCTTGGCGCAGGGTATCAGCAGCAGGGCTTTGAGCAAGGACGCGCAGCAGCAATGCTTCCGTTTCAGCAGTACAGCGCAACAGAAAACCTATGGGCGCTTCCGTATCGCACTGAAGCAGAGGCAAGGCAAGCAGAGCTTAATCGTCAGGCACAAATTACAGCAGCGCGTATGGGTGGCGGATCAAACGTCACAGCGGCGCAGATACAGGCAAACGCAGCGCGTGATGTTGCAGTATTGGAATTAGCGCAGGGCTATAACCAACCAAGGCAACCTAATCCTTGGAACGCTGCCATTGGCGGTTTTGCTCAAGGTGTTGGCGCGGGTGTGTCGAATTATTATTTGAGATAATTATGGCTGACAGTTTAGCACAAGCACTTCTTGCGTTGCCAATTAGACCTATCGAAACGCCATACGGCGCTGCGGCAAACGTCATTTCTACAAACATTCCAAACATGATTGACCCTTATGGCAATCCTTGGGGCAACCTGGCTATTGGTTTGGGTTCTGTTTTGTCAACAGCACTTCTTGGCTATCAGGCTAGGCAACAGGCGCTTGAAGAAAATGCTACCCTCGCACCTTTAATAACTGCTGGTTTGAAAGCACAAACGGCAGACGAGCTTGATGCGCTAATTGCACAACCAGGAAACGAACGGCTTGGACAAGTTGGCACACAACTTAAACTGCGATTGCTTGAAAACCAGTTATT